TTAACTGCGGGGTTACTGGCAGAAGAATTACCACCTGTAATATTCAATGCTGTAGTTCCACTATCACCAGATGTACCAGCAACGGTTACTGCTGTTAGACCAGCAAGCGTAGTAGATGATGCTCCCAAACTTATAGCTGTAGTTCCAATAGTAGTAGCACTATTAGCTAGTTTACTATTAGCTATACTACCTCCTAGCATTGTGTTTGAAACAGAACCTGTTTGTCCTGTGTGTATTATATCTTTATAACTGGCGCTGCCTGTTACTGCTTCAGACAATTGCCATTTATCATCAGTTTCATTCCATCTTAGTATAGGGTTTATTGCAGTACTACCACCACGGTTTACTTCTATACCTGCACTTTCGGTTGGTGATGTACCTGTGTAATTAGAATTTAATTCTATAAAATTATCAAAGACTGTAACAGTCTCTGTAGAAATCGAAGTTGCAGTACCAGTAACTGTTAAGTTACCCTCTACTGCTAAGTTACCTTTAGAGGTGATTGTACTAGAGCTAGTACCCATATCAATGTCACCACCTCCTACGTTTAAGTTTAATTTAGATGCACTACCACCAGACCTAGCTTGTATCTTTGTGGAGTTCATACCTATATTGGCTCCACTATCGTTACCAATCTGGAATAAACCAGTACCATCAGCCGTTGTTAATGCGTCACTCTCGGCTATATTAATCTCTAAAGGCACATCAGGCGCTGTTGAGCCAATAGCTAAATTTTGACCCACCAAATGCCCTGTAGAGCTATTTAGCGTAAGCATAGCCGTGCTACCACTAGAGCCATATTTGTACAATATAGCCCCATCGTCTAGATATATATCTTTATTAGTGTTAGCTGGGTCTGCGCTTGTTGATATACCTGCTCCTATTCTTAGGTCTCCATCAACTGTTAATTTGTGTGTAACATCAGTAAAGGCCATGTTACTTGCGTCACCTATACCAACGTTTCCTGATTTACGTGACCTAGTTTTTGCTGAAGCTGCGGAACTCTCTACTCCCCATACATCAGAGGTAGATGCGAGAGAACCTATATAATCATAAACTGCATTTCTAGAAGGTGCTGACGTGGTATCTCCGTCCCATGCGGCTCCAAAAGTATCGTCTTTTACATTATCTTCTATTCTTGCTTTGATGTATTGTTTAGAGGGTAGCCTATCGTCTATAACCATCATTCGCTGTTTAGCGGTTGTGGATTTATGTAGTCCGTAGTCTTGTTGAGTTTTTTTAACTATTTTGTTTGGTTTGAATACTTTCATGGCTTATCCTCAAATTGGGTGGCTTGTTACTATGGTGCCACCCATACCATTATCCTAAGTTTGCTTATCTAATCAGAAATTACAATACAACCAGCTTCTGGCCTTATGACTTTCAATCCATATCTCATAGACATGTATGAACCCATAATTCCGAATCCGGGGTTTGCTTCTTCTACAGTTAGACCTCTTCTCTCGACGTAAGCGACAGGTTTGACGCTCATGTCAAAGATACCAGCTCTGGTCTTTGGTACGTAGGAGTTAACAACAACGTTAAGTCCGTACAATTGTCCAACAACACCGTCGTTAGATACATCGTTTACGTAATCAATACCACCCTTTGCGGAATTTGTGCTTCCGAAAGGTGCTGTGAAGTCAGCCAATTCTAATAGAGTTTTGTAGTGAGTTGGTGAAACCAAGATAGTATCTGGGTTTTGACCTTTTGAACTCATTAACTCAATAGCTTTGGTTACATCGGTTAACTCTAAGTTACCACCAGTAGATGATTCTGAACCGCTTGAGTCAGTAGATGCGAAGTAGTGGGTACCTAGTGAGTTTAAGTCACTGAGTGAGTATCCACCGTATTCGTTCAATCTGTTACCAGATGAAGGACTTGCTCCAAAGAAACCACCGTATGGGTAAGTTGCGAATGTTTCAATGTCCGTTTCATTGGTTCCTGCTGCGACTGCGGTTGTTCCGAAAGTTGTGTCAGCTAGACCAAACACTGCATAAATGAAGTGTTTTGTAATGTGTCTTGTGACAGCTCTTCGGGCTTCGTTCAAAGCGAGTTCCATTTCAGAGAATCTTGAATCTTCAATCATTCTTCGGGTTACACCAACTGCAATTCCGTACTCTTTGACTGATACACGTTCGTTTCTCAAGTCAGTGTGTTGGAAAGCTGGAGTAGCTCCTTCTTCAATTTGTTCAAGACCCATGGATGGTTTTGCAAATGTAATATCTACATCTCCACCAGTGTCTGTGGTAAATCGCTCTGCAAACATATTAACTACAGGCATTTCAGTGACTTTGTAATCCTGAATTGCGTCTTTGTAGTCTACTAAAACCCTGTTAGCAGTTGAGCTCAATGAGCTGTCTGCTATACCGGGATTTGTTCCTGCTGCTACCATATTATCTTATCTCCTTAGAGCACCATGACCTTTGTCATAGAGTCTGTTGTTGCGTTTGTTTCCAATGCGATTGCTATAACCACATCTTCTTCTGTGCCATCTGCGTAAGCTGTTTTAGTTTCTAGGAAACCGGGTTTAGCGGAATCTACTGAAAGTAAGTCACCAGCGGTAACTGCATCTGTTATAGCGTTTATTATAATTCCTCTACCAATAACGACAGATGCGATATCTCCGTTTGCGGTATCGGTTAATGCAAAACCTAATACAGGTGCTTGGTTGGACGTTGCCAACTTTGCTGTACCATCGGTGTGAACTTTCAATGCTTCACCAGCTTCTAGAGCTTCTCCAGCTGTAAAATTGACGATTCGAGACGGAGCTCCACCATCATTTACTAATACTGTTTTTACTATTGCCATATTTATTCACCTTAGTTTTCTTCCCTCTTGAATACAATTCTGCCGTTTTCCATCGCAAACATGCGTGGGGTTTCGTCAGCTTCTACTTCTGGGGTCTCTTCAGCATCTGGAGACTTGCCTTTTCCAAAGGTCCTTTCGGCCTCTACTGGAGTAGGCATAGATTCCATAGCGATGCTAAATCCTTCTAGCTTTATATCGTCCCATGCTTTGAGTTCCTCTGCACGTGCATCCTTCCCATCGTCATCGAGTTTACCAAGAGCAACTTCCTTTTCTAGGATGTTACTAACGAAAGAGTTGACACGAGCTTCAGCTTCTGCTGCTTCTCTTGCCTCTTTTTCTTCTTGGAATTTTGATACGAGAGCCATTGCCTCTTCGTGCTTGGTGTTTAACTCAGCATAAGTTTCTTTCATCTCTTCTAGTTGAGATTTCATCGAAGCGAATTCACGCTCGGTGATTCCAACTGCTTCTGAGACAACTTCTTTTACTTGTTCTTCAGCCATGTTTTGTACCTCGCTGTTTCGCCCGTGTGTGTCACAGGCACATGAATCATTGTCGCTGCTACAAGAGCCACCACAATCCTCATGTTCTTCACCGAATTCACGGTGGTCATTATCATTACAATCCTTTTCAATCGTACATGCGTCACAGACGGGGGTGCGAGTCTCATTATCAATAAAACTCACCTCGATAGGACGAATGTCCATTGCAAACGGTTCTCCTAGGACATCTACATCTTTAGAAAACCAATCGATAGAGACATGCGTCATATCTCCGTTTTCAATCTTTTCTAGCACTCCATTTCTTTCAGCTGCGTTCCTATACAGTTGCGCAAGCATCTTAATTGCCTTTTTACCATCATCAAGCTCTACGATTTCTGGGTTGATAGCCTTTCCAAGGAGGTCGTCCTCGGTTCGTTGGTGATTGAAGTAAACTGGCAATTCAGTGAAAGTCTCAACACTTTTTTCTAATACGGATGGTTCTATAGTGACCTTTTGGTCGCCATCTTCGTCGTGGGGGCCTGACGTTATAGCGATTACTGGAAACTCTATACTATCATCCGTATGAACAGGTTCATCCAAAGTCGCAGCAAAACTGCGTTGGTTCTCCTCTCCGCCCCCGGCATTCACAGCAAACTTACGGTCAGTTTCCTGCTCTACCCTCATGCGACACATATTTGCCGCAATCTCTTGGTGGTCCTCAACTCCTCTTTTCTTTAAAGTTGGGCCAACTTCTATTATACAACGCTCATAGTCGTAATCTGTGCTCATTCTTCTCTATCCCCCGTTGGATTTGCAGACGGCTGATTACCAGCGCTGCGGTTTTCTGTCCTTTCGGACTCTTCTGTTTTATCTTGGTCTTTTCCTCCAGATATATTTGCGTTCTTTGCCGTTTCTTGCACTTCTGCTACTCCTTCTGGATTCAATCCTCTTTCTGCTCTAACTTCACCGGGTGCTAATACACCCTCAGATAGATATATCATATCAGTCTTTGCTTTAACGAAAGCATCATCTACATTTATATTTCTAAACTTAAACTTAGCATCTCCACCTAATAATTGAGGCATCAACTGTGCGTTTATTGCAGACTCAATCGCAGACTGTAAGTGTCTAACGTATGGTTCGAATATTGCACGTGCTTGTTCTGGTTTATCAAACATAGTAATTGGAACTTTAAGTGCTACATGGATTTTCTTGAGCAAATCATCAGTATATTTACCATACTCAAATGCTCGTTGTGTTCCTTGTAACTCTTTGACACTAATATCATTACCATGAATAATGTCTTCGCCGGGTTCCAGCGCATTGAACGCTGCCACGATTTCGTTAATTTTATCAGGACCATAAGGCATATCGGGGAGTCCAGCGCTAATATCAAACCTACTAGTAGCGTATTTGTTGAGAGCAGCACCGATGTCCCGTTCTGCGTAATCTTTAAGGTCAACCAGATACAAAATTGGATGGATGTCACTAAGACCGTAAGCATAATCATCAAACGGGTTGTTGCGATAGACGACCAATTCGTCTTCTTCAAATCTGATAGATTCCTTATCATCTCCTAAATCCTGATAATAATACATCACTTGTCCGCTAGGACTCCTTTGGATATACATATTTTGAGAAGACCTTATAACTAAATTGTCACCAGTCCACTCTAAATAAGAGGTACCAAATATTCTTCCGTTACGAAGCCAAGTATATAACGTTTGTTCTAAATTAATTTCGTCAAACAATCCAGCGATACTTTCCCTGTCTTCGTCATTATCGGTGACTATATCATATCCATCCTTCGCAGCGTACATACAAGGTAAATCAATTAATGTTCTGACTATAGGGTCAGATAAATAAACATTCATGTACGTCTTATAATCACCTAGCTGTGGTTCTTTGTTCGCACCGCCACCACCAAACATACCACCTTTATTCTGGAGCTGTATACGTTTTATGACACCAGCACCATAACTTCTGGGGTTATCTTCGGTGAATGGAGGATTCTCTCCTTTAGTTGCGAAACTTCGCCTATTAAAAGGCCAATAATCTCTTAGAGCCACGGCTATCATTCCAATATAGTACAAAAGAGTATATAAAGCTTTCGCTCAAAAGGCCTTTATAAACCAGAAAGTCTGCCCTTATTTAAAGTTTTCGACCGTCTAGTGGTAGTAAATAGGCCTCTTGTAGGACCTGCACGTCTGGATGTACCTGATTGTTGTATAGATACGCTTGCAAACGACGCAGATGGGGGTAACATAGATAAACAAGCGTGTAAAGCTACGGCTGTACTATCACAATAGTCGTCGTGCTTACCTGTAGGTGCAGCAATCTTCTCTGTTTTGTTGGCTGCATCCATAGTATACTCCAAATCTATGTGTTCTCTTAGCCATTTATTGACTAATTTGGCCTCTGGAGGGTCTAAATCCTCTGGATGTGGCACTTTTACCTGCCCTTGTTGTATGTAAGATGCCATATCTCTATATATTTGTGTCTTACTACCTTTAGGACCACCAGTAAAGATAAATGGTATAAATTGTATCTGTGGTTTACTGGATATACATGCTAA